TCTTGTAGCACCAACATATACGATTAGAGGTAACAGTGGTGAAGATGCAGAAATAAGTCTTGAAATTGATAATGCAGGACAAGTCATCACTGCAACAGTGTTGAACCAAGGGCAAAATTACGAAGCTGATACTACTATTGAAGTAAGGAAATTTTCTGCACTTGTTAAAGCTGACGAAAGTATAAATGGTAAATGGGCTATATACGAAAGATTAAGTGATACAAGTACTTGGAATAGGATAAAAAGCCAAGCATACAACACAACATTATATTGGGATTATGTCGATTGGTATGATACAGGTGCAAGTGCTACTACAGAAATTGATCATCTCATAGATTATTCTTATCAATTAGATGCTTTAAATGATGTAATTGGAGATGTAGTAAAAATTAGTAGTATAGGAACAGGTGGTTGGTTGCTATTACAAAAAATAGACGATCAAGTTACAACTGATTATACTGTAAATTATAAAACAATTGGCAGACAGGATGGCACTATACAATTTAAGCGTGGATTATACGATGTGACTGCTAATCTAAACGGATTTGATACAATTAGTTTTGATGTGCAATTTTATGATGCTACACCTACAGTCGAACAGCGTAGAATACTTGAAGTTATAAGAGATGATATATTTACTGTTGAACTTGAAAAAGAATATAATCAACTATTTTTTGCAAGTATTAGATATGCGTTTAGTGAACAACCTTATATAGATTGGGCATTTAAGACAAGTTTTGTAAAAGCACAGCATAATGTTGGATCTTTGAGGGAAGATATTACATTTAACAATGATAATTTACCTAGCTATGAAGATTATTTAGAAGAAGTAAAACCTTTTAAGACTAAATTACGTGAATATCTTTCAAGTTACGAAAAAATAGAGCCAACTAATACAGTAGTAACGGACTTTGATTTAGCTCCCAGATATATTGAAGGTAGAGGTATACAACCTCATCCATCACAAGTGTTACAAGATATGATAGTTGGTACTGAAAGTGATATTACAACATATCCTTACAAACATTGGTTAGATAATGCAAGTTACGAAATAAAATCTGTAAACATTTATGATGGAGGTACAAAATATAATGAACCTCCGGTAATTACAGCAGTAGGTGGTGGAGGTACCGGAGCTAAGTTTAAGAGTTATTTAGGAGTCAACGGAAAAATTGTAAAAGTTGATGTAATAAATCCAGGTAGTGGATATATTAGTGCTCCAGTACTTGATATAAACGGAAGTAACCCAGAAGGCATTGATGCACGTATAAGTGCAGTAATTGGTCATGAGACAGTTAGGAGTTTCACCACTCGTGTTAAGTTTGATAGAATAAGTTCAAGTTACATAATTACAAAACTTGATGAAACAGAAAACTTTATAGGTACAGGTAGTAATTATGTATATGATCTAAAATGGCCTATAGATGTTAAACCAGCAAACCTAAAAATTACTGTTGGTGGTATTGAATTGCTTTCAAGTGAGTATACATATACAAATTTACAAGACAATACAAAATCATACGTTAGATTTAAAGGAAGAATTACTTTAGATACTCCACCTGCAAATACAAAAGCCGTAGTAATTCAATACAAAAAAGATCCAGATCTTTTAGTTGCACAAGATAGAGTAAATTTACTTTATGATCCAACAACAGGTATGCTTGGTAAAGATCTTGCTCAAGTAATGGATGGTGTAGATTATGGTGGTGTTGAAGTAAAAAGTTTTGGTTTTGAAAATCAAGGTGGTTTTGATGCCGAAGCATGGTTTACAGGTAAGTGGGACACATATGATGAAACATACGAAGATGAAGTATTTAGGTTTGATGGTAGCACTACGCAAATTGGATTATCAAAAGCTCTAGAAAATGGCGTTGAATACAATGTATATAAAAATAATGTGCGTATTGATGATCCTAATTGGGACGGTAGTACGGCAATTACTAATACAAATGCAATAATGGAAACACTTGTAGGTGATGGTGTAACTACAATATTGTATTTGGATTCTTATAATATTAGAGTTGCAGACGGCGATACACTTGTAATACGCAAAAAAACAAGTGATGGTAGCTTCCTAGCTGATCCGGCAGGATATGACACACTAATAGAAGGCGGTGATTTTCCTTATGCAACAGCAAGTGGTTTGGCCGCTGAAGATATATCAGTTGACGGTGACGGATTTGTTACTCCTACAACATCAAAAGGACCTGAAGAAATAATCCCAGGACAAGTTTTGGATACAGTTGACATCCAAGTATTTGAAAGACCTACAGGTGGTGCAAGTAATATACGTAGCTATAATTACATTGGTGATGGAAGTACTAAAACTTTCTTGATTGATCAAAATGTTGCATTTAATGATAATATATTTGTAAAAATTGGTGCTGAAATAAAAACAAAAGAAGATTATACATTTTCTAAAGATAGGAAAAATTTAATATTTGATGTAGCACCTAATGCAAACTCAAAGATAAACATAATTACTTTGGATGTTTCCGGAACAAATGTACTTGATTTTGGAACATTTGTTGGAGATGGAAGTAGTATTGATTTCCTTACAAATGTAAGGTGGACTGAAAACATGACTCATTATGCAACTGTTGATGGTGTAAATCAAGATACAGTTTTGATAAAAAGTGATGATAGTGCCCACGATTTACCAGGAAATGTTGTAGTACGTTTTGCCACTCCTGTTGCTAATGATAAGATAATAAATTTTGGTATATTTGAAGGAACTATTAAAAATTATAGTTCGGTACAAATAGATCAATTTATTGGAGATGGCACTTCGTTAACATTTACTTTAGAAACTACACCTTTCAGTAGCACACCTAGTCAACATAACACTATTGTTAAAGTTAACAATACAATATTAACAGCAGGATATAGCCAGCATTTTGCTGTATCAGATGTTAGGGAATATAGATTAGATCTTTGGCAAGTACCGTTAGGAACATTTAACCATCAAGATTTATTAGTATACTTGAATGATATAGAACTTTCATATGGTGCTCAATGGAATTATGTAAGTGCCGGTGAATTTGATAGTTCTTTGAGAGATGAAAATGGTGATATTATTTTAGATCAACAAGCAGGTTCTACTATAACTTTACTTCCTGGTGTAGGAAAAACAGGCGACACACTTAGAGTATATGCTATCAAAGACGGACAATATGCATATGGTTATTGGGATAGCGAAGGTGAATTTGTTAGTACTCCTGGAACAATTTATATGGACAATGTATACGAGTCAAGTGACATCATTACTGTTTACACATTTACTAACGATAAATCTCAGGGTATAGAAAGACAAGAGTTTGATGTAGTAGAAAGAACGAAAATAACTGTAGGTTCTGAAAACTGGTATCAGCTACGTCATTTACGTAATGGATTAATTGAATTACGTAAACCTGCAACTGATGCACAATATGTTTGGATAGCTAAGAATGGAACGCTTCTCACTCCAAGTGTTGATTATTATGTTACTGATAATAAAAAATATGTAAAAATAGTTTATGACCTAGATGAAAATGATACAATAGATATAATACATTTTTCTGAAACACCATTACAACAAAAATTTGGATGGCGTCAATTTAAAGATATATTAAATAGAACACATTACAAACGTCTAACTGGTAAAGAAGACGTAGTGTTAGTAAGGGATTTATATCCGTGGGATAAAACTATTGAAGTAGAAAATGGTGACAGATTACCAGCGCCTGGGGCAAATCCAGATACACCTAGCATTATTTTTATTGAAGGCGAACGTATTGAATATTTTGTTAGAGATGGTAATACACTGAAACAACTTCGTAGGGCTACACTTGGCACCGGCGCTAAAGATGTATATAAAGAAGGTACTGAAATTTATCATCAAGGCATAGATCAAAATATGCCATACAAAGATGAAACGATTACTCTTACACTAGACGGTGATGGTACGTCTACAGACTTTGAGTTAGATTGGACACCCAATAGTGTAAACGAATTTGAAGTGTTTGTTGCAGGCAAAAGGTTAAGAAAAAATTCTATTGATAGTTATCAGTTTGAAACTGTTGACGGAAATGGAAATACTGTAAGTGCACCGCAAATGGATTCTCCAGAAGGTGATCAAACACTACCACCAGAATTTACTGTTACAGGCACAACACTTACTATTACTGAGCCTGCACCAGAAAATGCAAAAGTAATAATAATCAGAAAGCAAGGAAGAATTTGGAGTGACCCAGGAACACAGCTAAGTAAAGCAGAAGGAAATATTGCACGTTTCTTAAGAAATTCAACAACTGACTTGCCGCGATAAATACATGTAGGAAAACAAAATGACAGATAAAATAAACGAACATCAAGGTGTATACATACAAGGACATATTAAAATCCATGATCCTGAAAGTGGAGAAGTTCTTGTAGATAAACGTAATGCTATTCATTACGAAAACATTAGTTTGTCACTTGCAGAAAGTATAGGAAATAGCGGTACAGGCTGGATACATGAAATGGCATTTGGTAACGGTGGTACTAGTGTAGATCCTACAGGCATTATCACATATCTTACTCCAAATAGCACAGGTACAAACGCAAGTCTTTATAATCAAACTTTTACAAAAATTGTTGATGACCGTAGCGTGTCTAATGTCGATCCTGTACGTAATAAAATAGAAACCCGCCATGTCAGTGGCACAAACTATACAGATGTCCTTGTTACATGTTTACTTGACTATGGTGAACCTGCAGGACAAGACGCTTTTGACACAGCAACAGATCAAAATTCGTTATATGTTTTTGATGAGCTTGGACTTAAGGCTTATGCTGAAGACGGAAATGGTAGATTACTAACTCATGTGGTATTCCATCCAGTGCAAAAAAGTTTAAACAGACTTGTGCAAATAGATTATACTGTTAGGGTTCAAAGTTTAACTGGATTTAACGAGGGATAATAAATGGCTTATACTATTGCATACACAGACCAAGCCAATAAAGGCACTATTACCATTGAGGATAATACGCTTAACACAGTCACTGATTTAAAAATTCCTGGTAGAAACACAACAGCATACGGAACAGCAATATCAGAAAACTTCTTGCACTTATTAGAAAATTTTGCAAGTGCTACTGAACCTTCAAATCCTGTTGAAGGGCAGTTATGGTATGATAGTACTCCAGGAAAAGAACAACTTAAAGTATATAATTTACCTGACTGGGTACCGGTGGGCGGCATTATTAGAGGCACAACCGAACCTGAAGCAGCAAACAGCCAAATTGGCGATTTATGGACAGATACTGATAATCAACAACTTTATTTGTTTACTGGATCTGGTTGGATTTTAGTTGGTCCTACTTTTAGTGATGGACTAAACACTGGTCCTATTCCTGTAACTGTAACTGGAACAGATAATCTTACTTATAGTATTGTACAGATAGAAGTGAATGCCCAACCTGTGGCTATAATTTCTACAGACGAATTTGTGCCAAAGACTGTGATACCTGGATTTACAACAATAAAACCTGGCATTACATTAAGCACAAGAGATGTAACAGGTGATGGAGCGGCTAAGTTTTATGGCACAGCTGAAAAAGCTGAATCTTTGATTGTTAATAATGTAAATGTAAGTGCAGGTAATTTTTTAAGAAGTGATGTTGTGAGTACAACATTAAACGCACTAAATGTTCAAAATAATGCAGGTATAAATTACGGTATTAATTCAGAAATGAATATCGGTATTGAAGGAAATGCAGGTATTATTCAACACCAGGTTGCAGGATCAAATATTGACATGCGTGTCAGAAATGCTGGGACATCAAAAACAGTAGTAAGGGTTGATAGTGATCTAAAGGTTGGTATTAACAATGAAGCACCTGAAGAAGCATTAGATGTTACAGGAAATGTGCAATCTAGTGGTGTCTTAAAAATTAATGATGTGACCGATGCAACAACAATAGGTACTGGTAGTGCTATTATAAAAGGTGGTGTGGGTATTGCAAAAAATTTATTTGTCGGCGGGCTAACAGAACTAGAAAATACTTTAACTAGTCGCAATATAGAACCAGATCAAAGTAATGTTAGAAATATTGGAGCGGCTCTTAACAAGTACAAAACAATTTATGCCACTACATTTATTGGTAATTTGACAGGTAACGTTAGCGGTACTGTTTCTGGTAGAGCAGGTAGTGCAGACAAACTTACAAGTTCAACAACATTTAGACTCACAGGAGATGTCAGTGCAGAAGATTTTGTATTTGATGGACAAGTAGGCGGCAGTACAAAAACATTTACTACTAGTATAAGCAATACTATTGTTTCAAATAAACAAAATATCACAGAGACACAAGTTGATGATGAATTCCTATTAAACAGAACCACAGGCGATACTGGTTTAAAAAAGGTATCAAGACGAAATTTACTAAAGGCAGTTGCAGTTAATCCGCCAGGCGTAGTTGTGCCTTATGCAGGCGCCGCAACACCTACAGGTTGGTTGTTGTGTGATGGAAGCGAATATGTAATTGCTGAATACCAACAACTTTTTGATGCTATAGGATATACTTTTAAAGACACTCCGGAAACTGGTAAATTTGCTGTGCCTGATTTACGAGGTAGATTTCCTTTAGGTTTGGATAATATGAACGGAGTAAGTGCAAATAGAGTTACTAGTAACTCTGCTGACTCATTAGGCGGATCAGGGGGTACAGAAACAAAAACAATTTCAATACAAAATTTACCAGAACATGAACACGATCTTCGTTCTCCATCAGGAGAACAGTTTTTTGCTGTGCGAGAAATTAATACTGGAGATACAGTACCTAGCGGAGCTCAAAGATCAACTTTTGATGTTGCATCACAACAAAATAGTCAACGCTTGTTAACAAGTGGTGGTGTGCTAGATGGAGGGAACGGAGATCCATTAGATGTAATGAATCCTTTCTTATCAATGAAGTACATCATTTATACAGGTAGGAATTCATAATGAGTTATATTTTAAATAAAACCGACGGTACACTTTTAGTTACACTTGTAGATGGCGCTATAGATACAACAAGCACAGATATAACTTTAGTTGGAAGAAATTATAAAGGGTTTGGAGAATTTATAAATGAAAATTATATCAAACTTTTAGAAAATTTTTCTAGTTCAAGTGCACCTACAAATCCTCTCAAAGGACAAATTTGGTATGATACAGCTGATGCAAGGTTAAAACTTTTTAATGGAAGTGATTGGAAAGTTGCTGGCGGTCCAATTGTAAGTAATCAAGAACCAAATAATATGGTTGCAGGAGATCTTTGGATCGATGATGCAAAAAATAGATTATATTTTTATGATGGTACTGATTTGGTTCTTGTAGGACCTATGTATACACAAAGACAAGGAAAAACAGGATTTGAAGCAGACAGTATTGTTGATGACGGAAACGTAACAAGAACTGTGTTAAAATTATTTGTTGGAGGCGTACTTGCAGGGGTCCATTCACGTGTAGAATTTCGTCCTGGCAATAATTTTGAAATACAAGGATATCCTGTTGATCCGGATGATACACAAACACCACAACGCCAATTAATTAAAGTTGGTTTCAATCCTGTAAATCCTACAGATCAAACTTACAAATATCATGGTACAGCAGCAACAGCAGATGCACTAGTTGACGGAAGCGGTACAAAATACGACTTTACAAAATTCGTAGCAACAACAGGAAACCAGAATATGACTGGTAGTCTGTTTGTTAAAAATAGTGGCGGACTTGCAATTGGTGTAGGCGATAGTAGATATCATACTATTAAAGTTGATGGTGTAACAACAGTATTTGAAAACCAACAAGGCGGTTCGGATATAGACTTTAGAATAAGAGTAGGCAACTCAACACAGAGTGCTTTGTACATAGACAGTACCAATCAAAATCTTGGATTTTTTAATCAAAGTCCTACCGCCGCTTTAGATGTTACAGGTGACGGTAAAGTAAGTGGAAATTTTGAAGTAGGAGGCAACTTAACTGTTACTGGATCAACACTTGCATTTGATGTGTCAAAGTTTAGCATTGAAGGAAAAACTTTAGATCTTGCTATTCCAAGCGATAGTACACTCCCTTCTGATGCCGCAGTAGATGGAGGCGGAATACAGTTAGGAAGTTCTTCTGGGTCTAAAGATATCTTATGGCGCAGTGCAACATCAGCTTGGACATTTAACCAAAATATAAATTTACAAGATACAGATACTATAGGAAGTCCTGGCTTTTACATTAAAGGTGCAGCCAAACTTACAGAAAATGAACTGCACAATACAGTTACACTTGCAACAGGATTAACAAGAGTTGGAACACTTACTGTATTAGACGTTGATAATATTAACATAGATGGAAATACTGTAACTTCAAGTGCAGGGTTAAATTTTACAACAAGTGGTGATATAGTTGTCAATTCTCAAAAGATTACAGGTGTGGCAACACCAACTGCTGATAGCCATGTTGCAACAAAAGGTTATACAGATAATGCAATTGAAACTGAACCATTAATTTTTAGTTTAGACATTACAGGCTTGACAGGACCAAATTTACCGGGAATTGGCTCTGGACCTGTAGATGATGTTATTGCAATACTTGCGGCGATGTATACAGCAGGTACTAAAACTCTTACAAATGGCGCAAAAGCTGTGATACATGCTGTTGACTATAGTTCAGCATCAGTGTCTGGTATTGATATTACTGCGGCTATGAGTAAATCTACTGTTTCTGTAGATAAAAATAATGTAGTTAATGCACAATCCGTTGTACAAGATGTGACATTTACTACTGCAAGCGGTAACGCTACACTAACTCCAAATAGATACACAATGGTGTTTACTGTATCAGGCGGAGTATGGACGCATACAAGCACAACAACATATACACCATAGGATAAATACATTGTATTAGGGGTTATAAGACATGGCATATACTATAAACAGATATAACAACGCAACATTAAGTACTGTAGAAGATGGTACTTTAGATCAAACCACAGACCTAAAATTAGTTGGTAAAAACTATGCAGGTTATGGAGAAATACAAAATGAAAATTTTGTGTTTTTGCTAGAAAACTTTAGTGGCGCAAACGCTCCGCCTAAAGCAATATCAGGACAAATGTGGTTTGATAGCGGAAATTCAAAATTAAAATTTTACGACGGAACAAAATGGCGTACCACAGGTGGTGCTGAAGTCAGTTCAACTGCCCCTACTGGCTTAAAAGCAGGTGACTTTTGGTGGGATACTGGTAATGAACAACTATATGCTTATAACGGAACAGATTTTATTTTAGTAGGGCCTCAAGATGCTGGTTCAGGCATTACACAAATGCAATCAAAGACTGTGCGTGATGATGGCGGAACAAATAGATCAATTATTGCAGCCACAGTGAATGATGAAGTGATATTCACTATAAGTGCTATACAGTTTACAATAGATAGCACAGACGCTGAAAATGCCATTACAGGATTTGATGTAATTAGAAGAGGCTTGACTCTTAAAAATACACAAAACAGTACAGACGGTGTCACTACAACAGCTCATAGATTCCATGGCACAGCTACAAATTCAGAAAAATTAGGCGGAGTAGATGCGGCAAATTTTGTACAAACAGGATCTGCTTCATTTAGTTCATTAACAAGTTTTGCTGATGTTGGAATAGCTATTGGTGATTCAAGTGATTTAAAAATTAAAATTATTAATGATAATGAAGGAAGCATTGCAAACGATGTAGGTAAGGTTATTAAATTAAGTGCTAAACCTTTAAGCGGCACAACACAAAATATTTTACGTGTGCAAGCTGATGCAACTCTAGCAGTTCTTCCAGGACTTGATGCAGATGGGGTATCTATTAACACAGTGACACTAGGTGCATCAACAGCGGCATTTAGTAATGTGTATGCAACTACTTTTACAGGTACAGCTACACAAGCAAACACAGTAAGAGTAGATGGTGCAAGTTATCGTGAAGCTTCTGTTTCGACTACATTAGCAAATACACTTGTATGTAGAGATTCAAGTGGAAACGTAACTGCAAATTTATTTAATGGTGTTGCAACAAGTTCACGTTTTGCTGACCTTGCTGAAAAATACACAACTGGTGATATTGATTTGTTACCAGGTACAGCGGTTGCAGTAGGCGGCGATGCTGAAGTAAGAGAGGCAAAAGCAAGTGACATTTGTATAGGAGTTGTTTCAACTGATCCAGGATTAATGATGAACAGTGAAGCAGATGGCCAATATATTGCTCTTAAAGGTAGAGTACCTGTTAGAGTAAAAGGTGTGGTCGAAAAAGGACAAGCCATTTATGCATGGGCAGATGGAATTTGTTCAACAATACAAACAACTGCGATGGTAGGCATAGCATTAGAATCAAGTGATGATGATTCGGATAAGCTAATCGAATGTGTGCTTAAGGTATAAATATACGTAGTTAATAAAAAAATGTTGACAAAAAGTATTTTATGTACTATAATAAGGCAACATAGGAGATTTTGAATGCCAGTCCAAAATGCAACAATTACAGCAAACGACTATAATACAGTACAAAGTAGAATCAATACAATTATGAATACTGATTATGGGCAGTCGTTGTTAAGTAGTCAAGTTGCAGTAGGCGATGTAATTACTGATGATCAATTAGATAATCTAAGGACTGATATTACAAAAGCGTTTGCTCATCAACAAGGTTCTAATCCAACCATGCCAGATGTTGATGCTGGAGACCTTATACTTGCATCTCATCTAAATGATTACGCAACCACGATGACTACCGTTGAAACAAATAAATTTTTAATCGGAAACGGACAGTTTTCAATTGAGGCTGGTATATCAAGTAGTAGAACTACAGCATGGAACGGAACAGTTGAGCATAGAGCACTTGTATCTTTTGGATCAGATCTTGCTCGTACACAGTTTTTTAATGCTGGCGGTCAAATAAGATTTACTGCAAGCCAGTCTGGAGGATCAAGTTCAATTAATGTTGACTGGCGTAATATGTTGTCTAACATGGGTACTATAATTTTTAATTATACTGAAACAACATCAACAGGTTCAGGTACAGGAACATCTATTGGACAACAAGATTTGACAGGAAGTTACCAACAAATATTCCAAAAAGCTGGATCAGGTGTATATGCGGCTAATGACTACATAATTCAAGCTAGAAATCAGTCAGGTGCAATACAGTTTAGAATATATTTTCAAGACGACAAAGGTACAAATCCTCAATATGATGAAGATGTAACTGGAACACTAACAAGTAATATTCAGCATCTAAGAGCGTCTGGTTCTAATGTTTCATTGCCTGCTCCAACTTATACAAATCAAGCCACACTTTAACCAATAAATTCTTGACTTTTATCAGTGCTTGTTATATAATAGCACTATAGGAGAATCAAATGGAATCACAATTAGAAAAAGCATTAGAATTTGCCAATTATTCGCAAACTTTGCAAAACCAAAAAAATATTCTTTATAAGCAATACCAAGATAGATGTTATCATTATGTTGATGGTTGTGCATTTGAAGTTACTCCAGAACTGATTTCATTTTGTAATTTTATGTTGGAAAAGGGCAAGCCATTAGTATTGCTAGATAGTAACAATACTCCTATGGAAGTTGAAGATGCACAAAAATTTATTGACGATATTGTAGATGTATATGTGCAAAGTACAAATAGATATCTTATAAAATATCAAAACTTCAAAAACGATAAGACTGTCGAAGGACTATTAGATCTATGACCAAAGGTGTCTTGCTTTTTGCCAACAACAACGAACAAGTTGATTATGTAAAACAAGCGATTTTTTGTGCAAAACGTGTAAAAAAGTATACAAACTTAGATGTAACACTTGTTACGGATAGTTCCGAACAATTAGAACAATATAAATTTTACACAAAATACATAGATAAAATTATTACAGTTCCCAAAGCAATTGAAAGCCAACAAAAAAAGTTTTTTGACGGCGAGTCATACATTTATGCCACTTGGAAAAATTTTTCTAGAACTACTTGTTATGATATCACTCCTTATGATCAAACACTTGTAATAGATACAGATTTTATTTTAGGCAGTTCATCTATATTAAAATGTTTTGATACTCCGCATGATTTTCTTATTAACAGATATGCTTTTGATCTCAATACAACAAGAGACAACACTCCAGAACTCTTAGTAAGCAATACAAGTATTCCTATGTATTGGGCTACTGTATTTTATTTTATAAAAACAGAGAGAACAAAAATATTGTTTGACCTTATAGGATTTATAAAAGACAATTGGAGTTTTTACAGCATAATATATAATTTTATTTCAAAAAAATACAGGAATGATTTTGCATTTAGTATTGCTATGCACATTCTGGCTAATCATAAAACAATAGATTGGCCTAAAGTTATACCCACACTTTATATGATGACAGATAGAGATGTACTTTTGGATATTAATGATACAAGAATGTCTATGTTGTTACAAAAAGACAAAGATTATATACCAGCTAGTATAGATGGTTCTGACGTTCACATTATGAATAAGTTTAGCTTGGATAGACATATTGATAAGGATTTCGCAAATGAATAAAGGATTTTGTATACTTGCAGAAAATAATTACAAAACAGATTATGTAAAACAAGCATATGCTTTAGCCCTTAGTATACATAAGCATAACAAAGAAAATATTAGTATAATTACAGATGACATTGTTCCTGATCAGTATAAACATGTATTTGACAATATTATTCCTATTCCTTGGGGCAATCTTGCTAAAAATAGTGATTGGAAGATAGAAAATAGATGGAAATTATATCATTTATCTCCTTATGAACATACCATTGTTATGGATGCTGATATGCTTATATTAGAAAACATTAAAGAATGGTGGTATAAATGTTTTAATCATGCTATTGCATTTACAACAGATGTTACTACATATAAAGGCGATATTGTTACAAGTAATTACTATAGGAAAACATTTGTAGCAAATGATTTGCCTAATTTGTACAGTGGACTTTACTATTTTAAAAAATGTAGTGTGGCAAAAGAATTTTTTACACTTGTAGAAATTATATCTAAGAATTGGCAAATTTTTTACAAACAGTTTGCTCCAAAGAACGCACAAACTTGGCAAAGTTTTGACCTTAATTGTGCTATTGCATACAAATTATTAAATTTGCCTAACATAAAGACTCCGTTAAGTTTTATTCATATGAAACCACATGTACAACATTGGGATAATGTACCAATAAAATGGACAGATTACTTAGATGTGCATATTGACGAAGAAATATATTTAGGCAATTTTACACAAAAAGGTGTGTTACATTATGTAGAGGATGAATTTTTGACAGATGAACTGTTGGAGTATTTAAAATAATGTTATATGTAGGTTTTAACAGTGAAGGAGTGATTCACAAAATTACAAACGAGCCTGACAATAATTTACAATACTTAGAAATAAGTGCTGAAATGTATTCAAAATTTGCAGAGTCAATTGAAAATATAGATGACTATACGGTTGTGAAAAAAGATGATTATGTTTTAGAAAAAAAAGATAAACAATATAGTGTTACATCAAATGTGTTTACTATTCCTAAAATACATCAATTTAAACCTAATAGTATTTTTATTGTGCAAAATCCAAAAAACAAAACGTTTGGCATAAAACATACATTTACTGAAACATTTCCAGCATCTCAAACTTTCAAGCAGTTTTTTGTTACTAATGTAAATAATGCAAATAAATTATTGTGTACACTTGATTGTAAGTTTGAAGATTTTTTTGAAAACACATATACATTTGACTCTCCTTACTTTGATGATTGTAAAATTATTACTAAACCTGACATACAAAGTTATTATCATTTTGTAGGAGAAACAGTTGGCTAACATTAAAGTTTTAGATTGCGATATTGTTTTTCTTTCATATGATGAACCTAATGCAGAAAAAAATTATGCAGATCTACTGACAAAAGTTCCTTATGCAAAGCGAGTACATGGTGTAGAAGGAAGTGATGCGGCACACAAAGCCTGTGCAGATATATCAGAAACCAAACACTTTGTAACTGTAGATGGGGATACTGTAATTGATTCTAACTTTTTATCTGTAGTTTTAGATCTAGATGAATTAGGTGTAGACGATGACTACCAGTTTAGTTGGTGTGGTAACATTGATGTAAATGGACTAAAATACGGAAACGGAAGTTTAAAAATGTGGACCAAGGATTTTGTTAAAAACATGCGTACACATGAAAATACAGACGGATCAGACGATACACAGATAGAGTTTTGTTATTTTGACAACTACTATCAACTTAATGAAAACTATTCTACGAGTATTATAAGTTCGACACCGCATCAGGCTTGGAGAGCAGGTTTTAGAGAAGGTGTTAAGATGTCTTTAAACAGGGGTGCAAAGGTTGAGGATATTTCAAAAGACACATGGTGGCAAAATTATAATAGACTACTTGTTTGGTTAAACGTTGGTGCAGATGTTTATAACGGACTATACACTATTATGGGAGCGAGAGATGGTTGCCAAAAAATACTAGCTACCGACTGGGACCATTCTGTAACAAGAGATTTTAAATGGCTTAATGAATATTGGGATAAAATTAAACATCATTCTGTAGAAGAAAAAATTGCCGAGTATGGCGAAATATTACAAGAACAAGGATTACCTATAAGTAAAGTTGCATTAGATGCGGAACAAAGTAAATTCTTTAAAACTGTATATGATCAACCTGTGAGAAGAATAAAAAGATGAAAAAAACTAGGAAGAGTTTACCAACTGGATTTGATCCACATGATTCGAACAATATGCAAGAATTAAAAAACACGCTGGATTTAAAAGGTCCTGGATTTTGTCTTGCTAAATGGACCCAAGTAACCACTCATCTTGGAAGCGGAATTACACATAGTTGTCATCATGTTGGTGCCCACAAAATTAAACTTAATGAAATAGAAAAAGATCCTGGAGCATTACACAACACCGAATTTAAAAAAGAACGTAGACGAGAAATGCTTAACGGTGAACGTCCTGTCGAATGTGATTATTGTTGGCGTATTGAGGATAACAGCGATCATTTTAGTGATAGAGTAACTAAAAGCATATCATCTTGGAGTTATCCTTATTTGAATGATATTATTAATACAGATGGAACTGAAAATATATATCCTAAATATGTTGAAGTAAGTTTTAGCAATGTATGTAATTTTAAATGTGCATATTGCGGACCAGCGTTTAGTAGTAAATGGACCGAAGAAGTAAAAGAGAAGGGTACATATGAATTTACAGATTATAAGGGCAACAAAAGAGAATTTGGATTTATTGATCCAAATGAGGTACAGTATTTAGAAAGAGAGCATAATCCCTATATAGAAGCTTTTTGGAAATGGTTTCCAGAAGCAGTCAAACACATGCATGTATTTAGAATTACTGGCGGAGAACCATTACTAAGCAAGCATACAATGACAGTAATAGATTACTTACTTGAAAATCCACAACCTAATCTTGAATTTGCAATCAATACAAATGCATGTCCTCCTGATAAAATTTGGAAAGAGTTTATTAAAAAAATTAACAAACTTAATAAACAAAAAGCAATAAAAAATTTAACACTATATACAAGTTCCGAATCACATGATAAACAAAATGACTATACAAGATACGGAATGAACTACAATTTATGGCTTAAAAATATTAAAAGTATTGTTTTACATACTCCAAACGTAAAATTAAGTATTATGTGTGCAGTAAATTTGTTAAGTGTAGAGTCTCTTTATAAACTAATACATGATATAAATGTACTTAGAGAAAATATACACAGGCATAAATTACTTGAAAAAGATATAACTATGGATTTTGCATATGTACGCAATCCTAAATTTCTAGATATAAGACTAGCTCCACGAGAATTATTAGATGAATGTTTTAATAGAGCAATAGATATTGTACCTGATTCTAGACCAATTGAAAGAAAAAAGTTGAGAAGGATTTATGATAGTGTTGTGCATCTTCAAGATATGGCAGACGAAAAAGAATTAGAACTTACTAGATATAATTTTATGGAATTCATATATGAGTACGACAAAAGAAAACAAACTAATTTTAATGAAACATTTCCATTATTGTCTAAACATGCAAATGGATGGATTTTTGTAAATGTTTGATGTGGTTTTTATAAGTTATAAAGAAAAAGACTGTGAAAAAAGATTTGTAAAGTTAAAACAACAAATACCTTTCATAAAACGTGTTCACGGAGTAAAAGGTATACATGCCGCACATAAACAAGCCGCAAAAATTAGCGATACAAGTATGTTCTATGTTATAGACGGAGATGCAGATCTTATAGATACATTTAAATTTGATGAGAATCTTTGTGTATCCTATGATACTGTATACGTATGGAAAAGTATTAACCCCATAAATAATTTAGTGTATGGATACGGAGGATTAAAATTACTTCCAAAAAAACTTGTATTAGATATTGATGCATCTAAACCAGATATGACAACTAGTATAAGCAAAAATTTTATACCTATGGATATTATAAGTAACATTACAGCATTTAATACAGATCCGTTTAACACTTGGCGTAGTGCATTTAGAGAATGTGCAAAATTAGCAAGTAAAACCATTGAAAGGCAGGACACAGATGAAACAGATGAACGACTTAAAACTTGGACAACCGTGGGACACGATAGACCATTTGGCAAATACGCTTTGGCAGGCGCTACCGCTGGTATGGAGTTTGGCCTTTCTAGGGGGTCTGATCTTCGGTTAATAAACGATTTTGATTGGTTAAAGGAAAAATTTAATGGGTAGATTACTTGCATTTGGATGTAGCCATACTTATGGCGAAGGATTATCTGATTGTGCAAACTACAAAATTCAAAAACAAGAGCGTAGAGCAGATAGAGCTAGTCAATATGCTTGGCCTGCAATACTAGGAAAAAAATTAGATAAACAGGTCATAAATTTTGGCCGGCCAGGCTGCTCTAATCGATTTATAGCAAACTCTATTTTAAATACTGATATAAAACAAGACGATCTTGTAATTGTATTATGGACTGCTGGACATAATAGAACAACAATTTTTAAATCTTTCGATATGGACGATATTAGCCTAGTTCTTCCTACTAAAACAGATAAAATATCGAAAGTTTATTACAAATATATTCATCAGTACTATAATAGCTTTTTAGAATCAATAGAATACATAAATTTAGCAAACTCAATGTGTAGTGTACCAATATTTAATTTTAAGGCTATAGATGTAAGAGATAAAACAACATGGCCGGATACCTTACCAGATATTGAATTTGACTATCCTAAATGGAATAAAGTTAATCTTATTGAACAATCTTTATATCATATAGATTTTGCGACCGATGATCATCATCCTGGACCAGAATCTCAAAAATTAATAGCTAGTGACATACTAGAGAGAATTAAACTTGCCCACTAACATATATCGTGTACCTCTTGTATCTTTAATTTCTTCTCTAAATACAACTTTCACACCTTCGGGCAATTGATCTTCAAATTCATCTATACTATTGACACAGTTGATATGTCCTTCGATACCAAACATATTGTTTGACTGTAATGCAAATATCATACCTGGCCACCAATATTTCCATTCTTTCATAGGGCTCATATGTTCGCATGAAGTGTTAATTATTACATTAATTTTTTCATAGTCTTTTGCTATACTTTTTTCAAATACATCTCCAACAGCCCATTTTACATTTTCTAAATTAGGAAAAAACATATTTTTACCTATTTTTATTGCTTGTTCATCAATGTCAATAGGCCAAATTTCATTTACCTTATCGTGTAATAAAGGTAAAAGTATACTTGCGTACCAGCTACCTAGTATAGCAACATTACTATCTTCAGTTATATACTGGTCTAAATTTTTTATAAGTGTTTTTTTAGCAAGAACTTGGTTATTACTAAAAGAATCACAAATTGTTTTTTGCAATTCAGGTAAGTGTTTTATTGCCTTCAGGACATTAAATAACAGAGTAGTATCTATATCTTTGTTAATAAGTTCTATTGTAAGTGTATAGAAGTTTACAAAATCATTGTCATTAAGAGATCTAATAATACCATCGTAATTTTTTTGCAAATTTGATAATGATTGTGCTTTGTCAATTAATATACTTGGAGTTTTTTCAGGATTATTTTTTATGACAGTAAGTATATCATACAAACTAGTAATATCATATGCTTTTTTTATTCCTACAATATTTTTTATGTAGTCAAAGTTTTCTCTATCAATCATACTGTTTACTCACTATATAATTGTCAATTACAAGCATAGTCAATGCATTTTTTTTGAAAGTGTTTACCGCATCTTGAGGTGTTTCTACAATAGGTTCTTGACAATTGAAACTTGTATTAAGAAGCATTGGAATGCCTGTTAGGTCATAAAATGCTTTAATCACATCATAGTATTTAGGATTGAAATCTTTTGTTACAGTTTGTATTCTTGCAGTGCCGTCAACATGTGTAACACCGGGAATAGCATCGCTTTTTACAGGCATAATCCTACTCATGTAAGGACTAGGTTGGTTTGTATCAAAATAATCCTGATAGTGTTCTTCTAATACACTAGGAGCAAAAGGTCTAAAATCTTCCCTAAGTTTGATTGTATTGTTTATTGTATTTTTAATGTAATCAGCTCTTGGGTCTGCAAGGATACTTCTATTGCCTAACGCTCTGTTACCGCTTTCGCTACAACCTTGATACCAACCTACTATACCACCATTATCGATAGTAATTGCAACTTGCCTACAGATTTCGTCAAATGATTCTTTTTTCCAATTCAAGCCTTCAAATATAGTTTCATCCACTTCGTGCTTTTTTCCAGCATATACAGTTGGAATATGTATATTATTATTTTGTGTGTAATCGGCATGCATGTACGTACCGAGTGCTTGTCCTTCATCACCAGCGGCCGGCGGAACATGTACATTGGTATAATGTTTAGTAAACTCTTCGTTCATATATCCATTGTAGGCAACACCACCTGCAATACAAATATTTTCACATGTTTTGAGAGGCAACACATATTTTTTAATTAGATCAATTGTGTATTTTTGTAATGTAAATGCAATATCTTCTCTAGCAGTCTTTTCTAACACATCTCGACTGCCTTTTGGTAATTTATGATTAGGATCTTTTAGATATCTATGAACCATCTCATACACATCAAAACTAAATTTTCCATAGCCAGCCAGTCCCATAGTTTTTCCTGCACCTAAATAACCAAAACCTAAATCTTGGCTTAGCCTATTCCATAAGCCTCCTATACTTACTTTATCACTTATGTTATGTATAACACCATCTTTGTCTACGAATACACAATTAAACTGCCAACCTCTTCCATCAATAGCTAAAATATCGCTTTGTTTGTATCCACTACTAAGATATGCGTAAGCCGCATGACTTTGATGATGATCAATATAATAATACGTGTCTGTTTTATAATATTCCCATAATGATCGAGGATGAAAATTTAGAAAATCTGTGTCTGGCAAAGTTTCTTGCAAATAATCCAAAACAAATTCTTGCCCTAAATTACTTACAGTAAATGCAAAAAGTTTATCTTTATCAACATATGCTGGTTCTATGTAATCTTTGTAAAATATTCTACTAGGTGTAGGATCGTGCGGATTTTCTCTGTTAAGATTGTGTTTTTCTCTAGTATACCTTTCAGCAAGGTAATGTACTTTGCCGTCATACGTATTGTGATCGTGAATGTTTATAGCTACTGAAAAAATATTCATTTTAGTCCATTATATCTAAAAGATTCATTTCGTTTGATAATATACCAACAATTTCGTCTCTACGCATTTTAGGCCTTTTGGGTATTATATCCATACAACGTGTACAATATTCTTCAAATTCAAAAAGTTCATAATTCATCATTTTTTCTATATTTTCTTTTGTTACATCAAACTGTCTAGATCCATTAATTACTTTACGACTACAGTGCCGTATTTTTTGTATTTCAAAATCAAATACTGGAACCTGTGGAAACTTTGCACACACACGTCTATCAAGTTCTGGTGCTTGTACAAGTTCATGATCACTAAAGAAATCAGGTGAACGTGAATTGTATTCCTTAAATTCTGTGTTCTTATGATCTATATGACTAAGGTCATGTTTATCTCGGTAATTAAAATATCCAGGTGTTTCGATAATCAAATTGTAATTATTTAAATCGTTAGGTTCAAACCATTCGTAATTTCCTAACTTTTCAATTCTATCTTCGTAAAAATCAAGTATTAAATGTTCGATGTAAATAATTTCTGGATCTTCAAGAACGTGCGGATAAAATTTTCTCACCAAACTGTTGGATAGCACTTGGATGACAAGATTTTCGTGTTTTTTTATTTCGGCTATGACTTCATCTAAATTTTTTATTAGTCCAGGTTCGCCTCCTAACAAACAAATGCGTGTTTTGTATGGACTAAGTCCGTCAAGTATTGTTCTCAGAAAATCCATGTCAACATGCAAATTACGCATTTCTAAAGTCCATGCGGTGCAGTAGTGGCAACTCTTGTTACAACTTTTACTAAGGTAAAAGTCAACAGTTCTGTATTCTGACCCTTTAAGATCTTCTAAAGTTTTAATTGACATCTGCGTACTCTTTACTTTTGTGTTTATTATACATTAATTACTTCAGTTAGTCAAGCTCAATCCGTTTAAAAAACATTGCATATTTTTTTTAAAACTATAAAATTTCCATTTTTCATCTAAGGCTCCGGTCCTATAGTCTTCTGGAACTTCAGCGTTAGTTGTTTCTGCATGTAAAAGTCTATCTATGCTAGGATTGTCTACCCCTACTCCAACAAGTAGTTTTGATTTACTTTTAGTATTTAAAATTTCTGAAACCGGATCAGGATTAAATGCAGAACAAATACCAGTTTTGTATCCTAATAGGCCAGCGGTTAAAATTAATTCTCCTACAGAAATACCTATAGAATAGTTTTTTTGTTCTTCTAGAACTATCTTACTAAAATCGTCATCTGCTTTTGCTTTGTGATGGGTTGCTCCTCTAGCATTTCCCTCTGCTTCAGTATATACAAACAAAACATCAGCAAGTATTTGTGAATTTTTTAGTGCTTGATTCTCGTATAGCCATTCTTCAGTTTTACCTTCTGCTAATGCTTTTTTTGCGCCTAACGTAAATTTTTTTGTGTTATCATAAATTTGCCTAATAATTTTTGGCTCTGTATATACGTGTACAGAAAAATGTGTTTCGTTTTGTTTTGAAGGAGAATTCGTAGCGGCATAAATTAATAAATTTAAATGTTCTTTGCTTACATGCTTAGTTAAATCATAATTCCGTTGGGCTCGTTGTGAGGAATCTATTGCACTTTTAATTGCATCTAAATCTATCATTTTAAAAACTTTACAATATCTTCAAATGCAGGCTTAGTATCTTCTAATTCAATTCCTTTTACGGTATCTTGTCTATACACTAAACCTTTACCAGCAGTCATTATCAGCATTACAGTAGGATCTCTGCCGTCAATCAGACCAGAGATACGCCATTTATCAGAAGGAGTTGGAAAACAAAGCGTATGTGATATATCTATGCCTTCAGATAAACATATGCTTGCAAAGTTACCTGCAAACATACCTACTTCTATTGCACTGTTTTTAAAAAAAGACATAGGATTCTTAGAATCTGTCTGCTCAAACGTTCTGCCATTGTCTATAGCTTGTTGTTGCCAAGGATTAAATTTATTAGCTATCCTCTGCGAAAAAATAATTATATAAGGTGCACTTTTTATATTATGAAATTGAGGTAATGTATTAGTTTTTGTATACCTTTCTTCAAAAAATTCATCTAATGGTTGTTTACTATCGAGTGATCTCTCATGAGCCAAACAAAGATCGTATAATATTAATTTCCAATGTTCTTGTTCGGGGCCTAATACTGTGACCCTATATGGCATAAAATTATTTTTGCTTGGAGTAGCTTTCCAAGCACGTTCTAGTATATCTACCATTACCTTCTTTTTGATAGGTTTTGTAGTATCATATTCCTTTACATACCTATATGCATTTAGAAATTTATCTATCATTTCTTATTCCTTACGTAGACATATACTGAAATTTAAAATTGTTTTTTTTAAGATCTAATTCTGTAAATCTTACTTTGACATCTATTTTATTCCATAGATTGTTTTTCTTTACAAATTCATAAACTTCTGCAAATGCTTTTTGACTTCTATCATGGCTACCTATTCCGGGCATCATTACATCATCGCACAAAGGCAAATATAATTGACAATAAAAACCTCTGTTTGCAAACTGACTCATAGAAAGATTACTACTATGCAAGACACACCCAGATGTGTTAGTACCGCCAAAAATTACTGTAGTTCGTTCAGGTTCTAGTTTGAAACCATTTTCTCTCAGTTGTTTTTCAAACATTCTAAATGTCTTATCTTTTTCCGAAAAGTACCATTTCCATCCTCTATCGTATGTTGCTTGGTGATGTAGATCTTTGCTTGTTTGGCTGTATATCAGTGTAGAGACAATTATATTTTTGTCTCTACATACATAAGAATCATTAACTATATCTTGAAAAGCATATGTTCTATATTTGTGTGCAAAATCGTCAGATAACCCACGATGACCATCCATGTCCATTAAAAAAATTAATGTATTTTTTTCCATTTATAGTATATCCTGATAAGAACGCTCTTCTTGCTTTTTTGCTTTTCTATCCCAAGATTCATATAATCTCTTTTTTTGTTTAGTAAGAGGTCTTGGAATATAATATTCTCTCAATTCAGGAAATACGTCAAATAGGTGGCTTTCCCATTTTGTGCCTTCATAAAATTTATCAGCTGTAAGTAGATATTCAAAAATATCTTGTATGTCTATATCCGGATCTCGCGGCATTTCTAAGGCCGCGATAATGTCTGGCCAATCTTGATATTTTGGTATCAGCTTATCTTTTAATTTTTTTGGAAGATTGTTAGGACGTAGATGTTTTGGAGTATCAACATGAGCCCAATTAAGCTGGTTTATGATAGGATTTTCTTTACACCAGTCTACAACTTCATAGAATCTTAACACACTAAGGAATGAAACTAGACCGTTAAAGTCTATTACTACATTAGGATATTTTTTACAATACTCTATATTTTCTAAAACTTTATTCCAAACAGTCCTTCTACGCATATATTCAATCACTGGACCAATTCCATCTACTGATGCAACAATAGTTACACGTTGAAAGTGCGGAATATATTTAAAAAGGTTATGTTTTCCTGCTTTGGTCTCTGTCAAATTTGTTTGATACTTAATTCTTATTTTATCAGCGTGTCCAGTTTCAATTAAAGCATCAAGCATTTCATAATGCTTTTTCATAATTAAAGGTTCACCTCCAATTATTTTTATACTTTTGATGTATTGTGCGATTTCAATAATTTGTTCAGTTATGCCTTTTGTTTTATCTTTCATTACGTGATCAAAGTATTTTTTTCGATCTTCATTTATTTGTCCAAAGATTTTATCACTGTATACACCTTTATCTGCTACATTTAATCTTGTTGTAGAGTTTGCATGTTGACACATATAACAATCTAAATTACATTCAGAACCATAAATTTTTAATTGGACTTCGTAAATTCTTTCTTTCTTCATTTCAAATTTACCAGTGTCTTTATATCTAGTGACTTGCCGTTCTATCTTGTCCCAAAATTTTGGATCATTTGTATGTATTTTCATACAATTGGTTCTTCTTGAACGCCCATATCTTTCTTCATCGGACCTACATCTTTTGCAATACTTGTCTACACTTTGTAGGTTAGATCCTGGAGTAGTCATCTCTTTACGTAGACTATTCATATATTCACTGTTTTCCATCCATTCTTTTAATGGTACTTCTTCAACGTCAACTCCGGACGGCGCACCAAAACAACATGCACCGTATTGGCCATCTATTTCTGAATAAATTTGTGTGAATGGAATAGTGCAAAAATAAATGTCTTTGTTTTTTGCCTGTTGTACTATAGATCCTTCTTTTTCTGCTATTTCAGACCCTTCTTCACTCATCTTTTGCCACCAGGCTTCTGTATTGACATTTCCAGGACTAGACTCGTCACCTGGTCCACCTTTTGTTAAATGTTCTGGTAAGTCTTTCATGCTACTTCTTTTTCCTCTTCCCATTCCAAATCAAATGCCCACTTTCTTTCATGACACCAAAAGCATTGATGACATTCCACAGTAAAGTTGCGTGTTTGCCTTGCAGTACCAACACAGGACCTTGTAATTGGAAATAGTGTTTCCATTAAATTGTTTTCTTTGTATACACCTGCAACAAATTTTTTGTCTACATTAATGTATGCTTGATATATATTTAACCATTTATCTTTTTGATACGTTCTGTATTCTTGAATTGTAGGAAGTTCTTTGTCTCTTCTTCGTTCTGCTTTTTCAAAAAATCCTAACTGTTTCATATCTTCTGTAGGAGGATTTCTAGTCATTCCGTCTAATCTAACAGCACCAGGATGTTTTTTCATTAAGTTCCAGTTAATTGTATCTACTTGTATAATTTTAGAAACTTGTGTTCTACGCATACCTGTGAACTGTTTATATTTTTTTATTACTTTGTCCACTTGTTTATTAGTAACAAAATCTTCTGTTCTATCGTTGAAGTCAAATATTTGTATATCTTTAATATTATTATTTGGAAATTCTTTTTTAATAAAATCTACAATCATAACAGCCGCATCAGCATCTTTGGGAGCATTTAAGTCCCTACAAGTTACTGGTATAATTTCTATTTCTGGAAAATGTTTTGTTACAAGATATAAAAGTGATGCAGAGTCGGCACCTCCTGATAATGATATTGTTGCTGTTTCTGGTTTCTCGTCAGCAAATAGGTCTATTGTTTGTCCACCGTGTGTAATTTTCATACTGTGCTCCTATGTATCAGTTGTACTTATTGTATCTTTTACTGTATCTATAATAGTATTGATTTCTTCGTCAGTCAACCACGCATGTATTGGCAAGGATAACACAGTGTCAGATGCAAGATTTGATTGTATACATTCATCTTTACGCATATTCATATTATTATACATACTGTTTTTTGATAAAGGTATCTCATAGTGTATACTCGCTTTTAATGCATTTTTTAAAAGTTTTCGTGTATCTTTGTCTTTAGTACGGATTACATATTTGTGGTAATTATGGTTTAATCCGTTACCATTGGTTTGTAGAACTAATGGCAAGTCAGCAAATGCTTTGTCGTATATTTTTGCAATCTCTTGTCTGCGTAATTTATTTTCTGTATGAAACTTTAAACGCTGTTTGATAATCATTCCGTTGAGTACATACATTCTGCTGTTGTATCCTAGTCTACTGAAATCTTTGTCTTTACCGTGTCTTCGAATCATTTTT